CTCGACCGCGGTCACCGTCCACTCGACGGTGTTCTCCCGCGGGTTGCCGCCGTTAACGTCGGTGACGAGGAACGTCCCATCGAGCTGGCGACTCGGAATCGTGATGGTCTGCCACTGACCCGGCAGCAGCCCGCGCTCGCGCGTGCGATACGTGACCGTGCGCGGCACGAGCAGTTTCATCGACAGATAGGTCTGCGCCGCCGCGAGCGCGAGGTTGTAGTCGGTGATGTTGGCGGCCTGCACCACGGTGTCCCAGACGCCGTGCTGCGGCTGCTCGCTCGTCTGCTCGGCGGTGGCGACGTTGGTGAGTGCCGCGTCCGCGCCCAGCGCCAGCGACGTCAGCGGCACCGACCCTTCGCCATACCAGCGCGCGTGCGCGCCGGTCGTCGAGACGCCGATGGAGTTACCGCTCGCGCCTGGGGCGATGGCGGTGACCTGAATCACCGGCTGGCTGCCGCGCGAGGCGAACACCTGACTGTGCTTGGTCATCGCCGCCGCGTAATTGCCGCCCGAGAGGTTGATGGCGGCGAGCAACGTGTTGATGCTCGTCAGCGGGTCAGGGCCGATGAGGAGGTGCCCGTCGGCCTCGGTGAGCACGGCCTGGTAGGTGTAGGTCTTCGACCCGATGACCACGGTCTCGCCGTCGGCGAAGTTCTGGTCCGCTTGCAGGAACGCATAAGCGGGGACGGCGGCGGCGGTGAACTGCACGATGACGAGGTTGGCGTAGTCGGTGCGTGTCGGCTCGGAGGTGACGTCGCCAATCGCGTGCCGGTCGCCTTCGATGATGTCGAAGGGCGCGTGCTCGCTCGACGGCAGGAACATGCGCGCTTGGAGATGCGGGTCGACTTCCCAGACGTAGCCGCCCGCGAGCCCGGCGATGGTGTCGCACACGTCGCGGACGAGCGCGTAGTCGCACGGCACATCCGGAACCACCGGCCCGTCCTCCTGGGTCGCGTTCACGGCGACGTAGGGCTGCATGTAGTGGGCGACGAGCGTCGTCAGCATCGACTTGAGCGTGCCGCTGACGAGCACCTCCTTCGCATGGCGCCGCTCGGTGATCTGGTCGAAGGAGACCGCCGTGATCTCGGTGTAGATCGGGCGGCCGGGTTCATCGAGCAGCCCGCGTTCGCGTGGGGTGATGACGAACCCGCCGAAGACCGCGCGCTCGGCCACGCCGCCGCTGCCCGCCGTCGTCGTCGCGAGTGGCACCGTGAACTGCGTCGGACTCTGGACGGTGCAGCGCATCGTGCTGTTGATCGTCGACGGCACGTTGCCGGTCACCGCGCCGACGTTGACCAGCTGCCCGCTCACCAGGCCGTGCGTTTCGGTCGTCGTGATGACGGTCGGATTGCCGGCGGCGATGCGCGCGATGGGAATCCGTTCGTAGACGCCGACGGAGTCATCGAGCTGCGGGCGATACGAGGCATCCTTGGAGAAGATTTTGCCGACGAAGCGATTGCGCCCGCTCGTCGTCAGCTGCATCTGCCAGCCGGTCTGCAAGGGCTGGAGCACGCCGGCGATGGAAAAGGCCCACGTGCTCATCGCGTGAGGCCGTATTCCTGCACGACGACCGGGATGTGCGGCACCACGACTTCCGCGAGGGTGCGGCCGTCCGGCATGACCACGTGGATGTGAATCGGACCGGTCGTCGCGCTGCTGCCGCCGAAGCGTTTATTGTTCGCGCCGCCGAATGACACCGATTCGGGTCCGGCTTCCCCGGCGAGGAACATCGTCGGCCTGGTCACGTAGTAGTCGCCGCCCTCCGCCTGGGCGCCGCCGTAGTCGGGTGTCGTCCCGGCCGGCACGCCCGGCATCTCCGGCATGACGATCTTCGGCGCGATCGTCGGGCTGACCGTGGTGTTCCCGATGACGTCGAGCGCGCCCTTCACGGAATTCGGGCCCTTGCCGGTGAGCGTGTCGATCAGCGATTGCAACGTCAGATTCAACTTGTCGAGCGAGGTCTGCATCGACTCGCCGAACTTGATCTGGTTGATGTCGGTGATCTTGTTGCCGTTCTCGTCGAGCAGCAGCCCTTGGTCGATGAGCGACTGCGTGGCCGGCTTCATGTTCTCCGGCACGTCCTGCCCATACTTCTTCGCCTGGTCGATGGTCGTCTGGATCGACGTGCCGAGGTCGGAGAGCGCGAGCGTGCCGTCGGTGCCGACCTTGGTGAGGATGGCGGTCATGTCGACGCCGCCGCGCTGCATCTCGTCCATGTCGTCGATGAGCGACTGGAATTCGTCGTTGATCTTCGACGTCTGGAACCCGGAGCCCATCTGGTCGAGCGTGAGGTTGTATTTCTTCGCCAGGGCGTCGAGCTGCTCGTAGGTCGGCTTGCCGTCGCCGCTCATCGTGCCCAGCAGCGCGATGTTGTCGGTCGAGAGCTTGTTGGCTTTCGCCAGGTCGTTGAGGTAGGGCAGCATCGAGGCGTCGACGTTGCCGCCGAGCGCGGCGATCTTCTGGAAGACGCCGCCCGCGTCGGTGTCGAACTGCTTGGTCGCGGCATCGCCGGCGGCGAGCGCGGCGGTGATCTTGTCGATGGCCGCCTGCGCCGCTTTCGGGTCGCCCTTCGCCGTCCCTTGCGTGAGCTCCTTCCACAGTTCCTCGCCCTGGCCGGTGGGCAGCGCATCGAGCTTCGCGTGCAGCGTGTCGAACCCGCCTTGCGCGGTGGCGAAATCTTCGACCGCTTTCCGTCCCGCGGTTGACGCCTTGACGAACCCGACAATCGCCCCGGCAGCGGCGCCCACCGCTGCGCCGTAGATGCCGAACGCCTGGTAGCCCATCTCGGCGCCGGTCGCGGCGCCCTTCATCACGCGCGCGGCATCGCTGCCCGAGCTCGTGACTTTGTCGAGCGCGGCCGCGCCCTTCATCGTCGCCGCCGCCATCCCCGCGATGTCGTCGTTGGCGTAGGCCGCCGCCATCTCCTCGCCCGCCTGCTGCGCGGCCTGGAGTCCCTGCATGAATGTGTCGAGGTCTTTCATCAGCGAGGCGAACGCGGCGTTGCTGGAGTCCGCGAGCGCGCTGAACCCGGACTCGAGCTCGCTGAAGACGTGCGCGCTGTTCGCGGCCCAGCCGTTGTCGGCCGCCTTCTTCGCCTCGTCGGCTTTGATCCACTGCGCTTCGAGTTGCTGCGTGGAATAGCCGCCGTCCTGGACCATCGCGTTGTAGATGAGGCGCTGGTTGGTCGCTTGCGTTTCGAGTTGGTTCTTCGAGAGCACGCCCTGCCGGGCCATCTCCTCTTCGATGGTGGCGGTGCTGTGGTTCAGGAGGTCGCGGAGGTGCGCATAGTAGGCGTCGGCCTCGGCGCGGGCCTGCAGGTAATACCACGTCGTCTTATCGTGTTCCTTGTCGAACGCGTCATTGGTCGCGCGCTGCTGCCGGTCGATCTGCGCGAGGGCGAGCTCGGTGCCCGTCATGTTCATCTCGTTGACGCGGTCGTGGAAGTCCCGCGCCATCGCCATCGTCGTGGTGTTCTGGTGCGCGATGGCGTCGGCCTCTTTCTCGTTCGCCTTGTTGATCGCGTTGCCGCCTTCCTCGACAAACTTGGCCGCCTGCTTCGTCCACTCGGCAATCGTCGCCGCCCACATCTTGGTGATGGCCTCGGCTTGCTTGCCCGCCTCGACGTAGTTGTGAATCTGGATGACGTTCTTGCCCATGAGCAGGGCAACCTGCTCCTCGCGGAGCCCCATCGAGAGCAAGTATTCGGCGCGGCCTTTTTCGACCTCGGTGAGCGGAATCTGTGCGGCGGCGAGCGCGGCGGCCGCGTCCTCCATCTTCTTGCTGGCGCCATCGACGGCGGTCGACGCGCCGCCGTAGGCGTTCTTGGCGACGTTGGCGAAGTGGGTGATGATGCCTTCGATGTCGGCGTGGGTCGCGCCGAACTTGGTGAGCGCCTCCTCGATGGCCTTCACGGCGGTCGCGCCGCCCTTGCCCCAGTCTTCTTCCGACTTTTTCAGGTCGTTGACGGCCAACTGGTGTTTCGAGAAGGAGTCATAGAGGCGATCCATGTCCTTGGAGATTTGGTCGGCCTCCGCGTCATACGCCTTCGCGTTCAATGGGTCGGTGAACTGTTTCAGCTTGATCGACGCCAATAGAAAGCGTTCGACTTCATAGGTGATGACTTGAATGCCCTCCGGGATCAGGTGCGCGATGACCCGCACCGCGTCCAATTCCTGGGCGAGAAACGTCAACGCCGTCACGGTCGGTTCGATGGCGCTGCGCACAAACGACACGATGCCGTCGCGCAGCATCTCGTAGAGCTTGATTTGCGCGGCGAGCGCGCCGTTGCCGGTGCCCATCGCCTGCGACACGGTGGCGAGGAAGCCGCCGCCCTTGCCCATGTCGTCGAGTTTGCCGTTGGCCTTGGTGAGCGCATCGGTGAGCACCACGCCGACGTCGCGCGTCAATCCGACGAGGGCCGGGACAAACGCCTGCCCGATCCGCATCTCGATGCTTTCGAGCTGCATCCCGAGGGTGGCGAAGCCGGTCTTGGCGGCATGGTCCGCCGCCGCCGACATCGTGGTGACAGTGAGCCCGAGCTTGTCGGCCTCGTCCATCAACTCCTGCACGCTCTCGACGCCGAGGGCCGCCATCTCCTTCCACCCGCGGCCGAAGATCGCCATGCCGTCGGCGGCGCGCTGCGCGGGGTTTTGAATCTTCTCCAGCGCCGAGACGATGTCGAGAAACGCCTGGTCGGGGTGTTCATCGCGCAGCGTTTTGAGGTTGAGGTGCAGATCGTCGAGATGCTTCTGGAGGGCCTCGGCCTTGGTGCCGACCTGGCCGAGCCCCTGCTCCATCTTGGCGAAGATGGTCGGGAAGCTCTGGAAGTCGATGCCGGTCTGACTCGCCACGTAGCGCAGGCGCGAGAGATTCTCGACCGATGCGCCGGTCTTCAGCGACATCTCGTAGAGGGAGTTGCCGACCTCGATGGTGTGCATGACCATCTCGGGCAGCGCCTTGGCGGCCTCGAGCGCGGCTTCGCCGATGCGTTCGATCGCGTGCGCGAGCAGCTCGCCGCTGGCAATGTTGGCGACCATGCCGGCGCCCCATGACGCGAACGAGCTCGCCATGCCCTCGCCCTCGGTGCGCGCCGCCTTGGCCGCGTCCGCGATCGCCTGGATGCCCTGCGGCACGTCCTGGCCGAGCGCGCGCAGCTTCTCGGCGGCTTGCTGGGCGCTCGCGCCGATGCGCTGGAGCTCGCTGTCGGTGAGCTTGAGGATGCCGGCCGACACGCCGCCCGCCTCGCCCAAGCGGGCCACGGCCTCGGCGGCGAGGGTCGCCTGCTGGACGACCTTCACGCCCGAGAGCGAATTCCCGAGGCTGGTCAGGCGTGTTTCGACCTTCGCGCCGTCGCTCTCGAAACTCTTGAGCGACGCCTGGGCGTTCTCGACCGCGGTCGTGAACTTGGCGAAGTCCCCTTCAAAGTGGCCGGTGATCGGCATGGGCGCTCAGTCTTGGTGTCCGCGTTCCATCGCGGCGTCTTCCTCGCGCAACTGCTTCAGGAGGATGTGGTAGACATCAGGGTCGAGTTCGGCGACCCATTCATATCGCCAGCGGCAGCGTCGGGCGATGGCGAGGTCGCCGGCGATTCGCTCCTCCCATCCCGGTCTTTTTTTTCCGTTTCGTGCAACTTGTCCTGCACCTCGACGTGCTTGTCGACGGCGAGCCGGATCTCGTCAAAGTCCAGCGGGTCGAGCTCGTTGAGAATGGCGCGGACTTCCTCGCGCGGCTTTTGGAAAATGTCCACGTGGGTGCCGTCCTCGTCGCAGATCGACCAGTCGACGAGATACGCCAGGACCATCGAGATGCCGATCTCGAACGGGTTGGCGCGGACGACGCCGCCGTCGGTGGGCGACGTCGCCATGCGCGCGAGGACATCGCGCTGCTCGCCCATGTTGAGGCGCCGCTTCACTATCAGGGTGTCGCCCAAGGAAATCTTGAGCGTGGTCGTTTCGGGTCGCACGAACCGTGAACGCATACGGGTCCTCTTACTGTTCCGGTGGGCCAAGGGGCGCGGTGATGGTCGAGCCGCTGACGATCAGTTCCCCGATCACGGGGAAGCACCAGCGGCCCTTGTCGCGCGGCGCCGTGAAATAGATCGGCGTCTTGCGGGCGCGGTAGGCGTTGAGCGAGGCGAACGTGGCCGTCAACTGCCAGCCACCCGTGTGCCGGACAATGCGCCACGTTCGCAGCTCCGCCGCGGTGGAGTAGCCCCACACGAGCGACGCCGTGCCGCCGCGCAGGGTGATCGATTTGAACACCGCGCCCTACGGCAGCGCCGCGGTCGGGATCGTCCACGCGCCGGCGGCGTTGAACGTGCCGGCGAGTTTGGGCGCCGCGAGCGTGCAGTCGATGTCGGCGTCCATGTAGGCCGGACCCTTGAAGAGCATCGTGGCCTCGTTCTCGTTGGTGCCGAGCTCGAGGATGCCGGGCGTGATGCCGGACGCGGCGGCGAGAATGAGGGAGATGTCCTGTGCATCGAAGAACCCGCCCAGCGAGCCGCTGATGTCGGGGATGCCCGGCACGTAGACCTTGTTCGGGTCGCCGAAGCAGGTGACGTCTTCCTTGTTCGTCTTCATGCTCAACTTCCACGAGTTGAGGCTGGCGATCTCGACGGGCGTCGGTGTGGTGACCGACGCATCGGGCGCCCACTTGACCGTGCCGTAGCGTCCTGACTTGATCATTGTTCTACCCTCGCTTCTCCCGTTGGTGAACCCTGGGGAACCCGTGTGGTCGCTGCGCCGACGGCCATCTGGACGCGATAGCGACCGCCGCGCCGCAGCCAGCGCACGGTCACATCCACAGGGTCGACCTCGACGTCGCGCTCGCGGTTTTCGCGGTAGCTCGCCATCCAGCTGTAGCCCGCGACGACGAGCGGCACGTCTTCGATGAGTTCGTCGAGGCGGTTCGCCGCGCCCTTGATGTCGCCGCCGGCGGGCGTGTTCAACATGCGCGCCTCGACCATGTAGAGGACGTCCTCGATGGCGCGGGTCGGGCGCCGGGGCGTCGTCGTCGCCGCCGTGCCGAACTGGCCCACGTCGAGCGCGTCGATGACGGTGATGACCACGAAGCGCGTCGAGCCAGGCGGGGCCTCGTTCATGTAGACGCCGTTCGGGCAGAGCGCCAGGAGCGCGGCATCGGAGCCGAGCACGGCGACCAGCGCGTTGTCGATGTCGGACGAATCAGGCATCGGGCGTCCCCGTCACGGTGAGTCCTTCGCGTTCGAGCATCGCGGCCCAGTCGTCCCACATGTGGCGGCGCCACCGATAGAAGCGCGGCCAGAAGACGTTGCCCGCCGGCATCGCGCCGCGATTCGCCCCGAGGTGGGTCTGCCGCGTCTGCGTGCCTTTCTCAAACCACCGCGCGTCCTTCGCCGAGTTGCGCAGCACGACGTCGACGCCCAACGCGCTCGCGCTCGCGACGGTGACGCTCAGGTGCTCGCGCAAGTTGCCGGTGCGACTGGGATAGGCGACGTAAATCTCGGCCTTGGCACTCTCGGCGTTGGCGACCGCAATGGCCGTCGCCTCCTCGACGAGCCGGGCGGGGAGCTCGCGCAGCTGCGCCTGCAATTCCGCCAAGCCCTCCCACCACACCCGCGCGCTCATGGGCGGAGCTCCGTGCACACCAGGACCATCTCGAGGCCGCGCTCCGCGACGTTGTTGACGGCATCCACGTGCAGTTCTCGCGCGCCGAACAGCACGCGGGACTGCGTCGTCACGCCGGGATGAAACGGCCCAGTGACCAGGTGGGTGGCGGTCGTCACGGTGGATGCCGCGCCGGATACGAACCGCTCCAGTTTCACCGTGGTCGCCGCCTCGATGGCGACCCACAGCGCGGGCGGGTCGAGGTCGTCCCAGCCCTGCGTGTAGCCGCCATCGCCGTCCGGCACGGGCGGCCCCGGATTCTGCAACTGCACCCGATGCGGCCGCTGCGCGATGGAGGTCCTGGGTGACAACATCACGCCACCGTGATCGGCAGATACGCGGCGAGCAGGTCGTCGTAGCCGTGCGGCGTCGCGGTGACGCGGCGATCCTCGATGACCATGTCGCGCCCCATCGTGGAGAGGTGCGCCGTCAGCATGCCGACCGCTTGCACCAGGGCGGGATCGAGCGCGGAGAGCTCGGCGGCATCGGTGCGGCCGGCGGTGAGATCGATCTGCCAGCCTTGAAATGGCCGGACCGCGAAGTAGATCGGCGCGCCCGGCCTGAAGTAGATC